GGCGCTTATGGCTTACGAAAAGTTCCTCGTGAGTGTAAACTGCAGAAGACTCATCCAGAGTTTCGTGAAGAGTTCATTGAAAGAGGGTACGTTTGAGATCGAGAAGCCGAGAGACGAGGACTGGACTCACTATGCCGATGCATGCACGTACTGTCTCTTCCAGCTTTCCAAAGGCATTAAGATTGATGGCCTTTATGACTACACAAGGCCGCTAGGAGCAAGTTTGTAATGGGCATTAAGTTTTACAATCACCCCGAGTACGATAAGAACGAGCAGAGCCTTGAAACCTACAGAGTTCTCTATGAAGGCGACCGCCAAAAGCTTGTCGGCCAGGATTATCTTTGGCCACATGAGCTTGAGTTCTCGAATCAGGCGGCATCGACCGACCCATCCTCTGGCGTTTCGGAGACCGTAGGCCAAAAGATTCGCCGCATTCGAGCGATGCGTTCTCGGTACTTCAACCTCTTCGAGCCAGTAATTTCCACGTGGATTTCTATGGCTCTGTCGAAGCCTATTCGGCTGGATGAAGAGACGGCCAATATGCTTGGCGAGGATGTTCACAACATTGACGGGAAGGGCACCTCACTCCAGAATTTCGTCATGAACGATATCGCTGTGTCGTTCTTTCGTGACGGGAAGGCTTGTGTACTGGTAGACGCACCGGAAAATACCGCAAGGACTAGAGTCGAAGAGGCGCTTAGTGGCTTTCGCCCTTACATGGAAATGATCGATCCCCTGGAGCTCAAAGATTGGCAGGTTGGCGAGGATAAGAAGTTTGACGGCATTCGTTATGAGTACGAAGTGATTGCGCCTCGTGCCTCCTTCATGGAAGAGCCTAAAGAGGTTGAGTACTGTAAAGTAATGGAGCGCAAGGACGGTGGCGTGTTTGTCTCCATCTACAAAGAGAACGAAGAGACCGAAGAGTGGGAGGCCGTAAGCGTCGATATTCCGCTCGATGGCTTCACAGAGATCCCCGTAGCCATCACGGTAAACAACTCGCCGTGGATTAAAGATGTCTCTGAGCTTCAGCTGGTCATCTACAACCTGATGAGCGCTTACTACAATCAGCTCAACACTCAGGCGTTCCAAAGAGTCTTCGTCTCTGGCGACCTTCAGGACAAGCATCTCATCAGCATCTCGGAGTATGCGGTCTCTGTGCTTCCACAGGAGGCCAAGCCGTATGTCATCGAGCCAGCATCGACGGAAGCGTTGTTGAATGCCATCAACACTTCTGTTGATCAGCTTTATCGAGTGGCGTTCAACCGCACACGTGGCGTGTCTTCGACGTCTAACGAGGCTCCTGGTGCTGCAACCCTTCGAGAGATGTCGACAGAGCTTATCGCACTTCTCATCCATGCCGTAGGAGAGCTCGAAGGCGCTATCAACGATGCGCTTGCAAACTACGCTCGCTTCAAAGGCATCAGCGATTTTAAAGGGCGTGTAACCCTCTCTCGTGACATCACTGCCGATGACGTCAATCAGCAGATTCAGCTCTTCCTGGCTTACCGTGACGAGATTCGCAACGTGGATTCATGGCGCAAAGCACACCTTAAGAAGGTTGCGGCTACCATGGGCTACAACGAAGACGAGCTCTCGCAGATTGTCATGGATATCGATGAGATTCAGCCGCTTCCTAGTTTCAATCAGACGGCGCTTCCTCGTGGGCTAACCGCTCAAGGGACGCCAGGGCAAGAAGTTAACGTACCGCTCCCAGAGCCAAGGGTAAGAGACAGTGACGGAAGATGAGTTGGAAGAGCTCCTCCTTCTCGTGGAGAGGGGGAACAAGCGCATAGACCGAGAGGTGACAGGGTACATCAGCACCCTTCGTCTTCTTATGCAGCGCAAGATTCTCGAAGAGTTCTCCGCTCTTCCCGCCGATAGAAACATCCGCCAGTCTCAAGTCATTCGCCTTCTGGGAGGCTTAGAGTCCATCGTCCTCACAGATGATGTGCAGGAGCATATCCAGAGCTTAGAGGACATCTTCGACCTTCAGTATCGGCTTATGGAGCAATGGTACGAAGCGGCCAACGGGGAAGAGATGGCCGACCGAAGATTGCCCAACATGGGAGTGTTCGTTAATTCGAGAGAGCAGAACGTCTCTATCATGGCCAGAGCCTATGCGAACGAAGTGCGCCAAGGGCTTGCCGACTCTGTGATTACTGGAGAGCGGATATCCGACTTTGACCTTGCTGACGTTCCAGCTACCCGGATATTCAACACGCTCAGCACAGATTTAAAGACATCCGCCGCAACCTATAGCCGTATGGTTGCAGTTAATCAGGGCAAGAAGTTTGTCCTTTACGCTGGACCACGGGACCAGAGGAATCGTCCATTCTGCGCCGAGAGGGTCAATCGAATCTTCCCGATTGAGGTGGTGTATACTTGGGATAACGGACAGGGCATCCCAGCCAATCTTTACTGTGGTGGTTATGGATGTCGGCATGTTCTTATTCCAACAGGCACAGGGAAATGACCATAGAGATAAAAAACCTTGAAGCAATCAATAAGGCGGTCGAGGAACGGCTTAGAAGGATTGAGCCTACGTTCCAGGATGCGGTCGAGCAAGAGGCCGAAGGGATTAAGACCAGGACTAAGAGCGGCATTGATGTAAATGGGAAGCAGTTTGTCCCTTACTCAAATAATGAGAAGTGGGCTGGGAAGAATTGGAAGGATGTTCGAAAAGAGGCAGGGCTTCAAACAGCCTACGTTGACCTAACCTACGATGGCGATATGTTCAACGCAATGAAGGTCGTCTTTAAGAAAGATGGATTTAAGTTTCTCGCTACCATCTTTTTTAACGACCAGAAGCAATCGAAAAAGGCCCTTGGGCATCAGACTGGCAAGCTTGGCAAGGTCAAGTATGCCGCTCGAAAGTTCTTCGGCTTATCGAAACCTCAGCGAGAAGCGATAGCATCTAAACTACGGAATGCAAAATGAGCGAAGAGAATAACAACTCCACCCCACCTCCACAGGAAGCTGGCAGTGACGATCTTCAAAAGATGCAGGATAAGCTCCAGCGTCTTCAAGGGATGCTTACCTCAAAGGAGAAAGAGTATAATCGGGTAGTGTCGGTCTACAAGGATATCGACCCCGATGAATACAAGAATCTCAAGCAGAAGTTGGAAGAGAAGGAACGGGAAGCTGCAGAGAAAGACCCGCAGAAGATGGAAGAGCTCTTTCAGCGAAAGCTCGACAAGTATCGAAACGAGGTCGAGACCGAAAAGCAGTCTCTCAAAGAGCAGTTAGATGCTCTCGCCAAGGTTAATAAGAGCTTGGCCGTGACCGATAAAGTGATGTCTGAAATCTCTGGCCTGTTCAATCAGGATGCCCTGAAGTGGATTAAAAGAGAGGTGGAAGAGTCCTGTGATTTAGACGAAGATGGTTCTATCGTTGTTAAAGACGATAGTGGAGATATTCTCTACAAAGGCACTCGCCCAATGACTCCAAAAGAGTACGGAGAGATCCTTGTTGAGAAGTATCCAAGTCTCGCTAAGGCATCTGGTATTAGTGGTGTGAAGGACGCTACTCCAGGGCAACGCTCATCGCCTCGTGGGGGCAATAAAGTCCCTGAGTCATGGGCCGAATTGCAAGCTATGCCAAATGCTAGAGAGGTCTTGGAGCGCCTGAAGAAGGAGAATCCCGCTGCGGTTCAAAAGATTTTGCGAACCATATCTGCATAATTAGGAAGGAACTTTACCTATGACAACACAGTTTAAGGATGTCGCTGGTGTGAGATTCACCAACGGTGTCGCTACCGCTGTTAATACTGCAAATGTAACAACTCCTACAGCTGCTGAGCTTGTAACTGCTTTCGGGTCTGCTACAAGTCAAGCTGGGAAAATTTACATTCAGGACGACAACGCAGCTGATACCACAGTCAAACTCATAGTTAGTAATGGAACTAGCTATTTCTTCGTCGCTTTGACGAAAGCCGCTTAAATTTTAAGGAGATTTTTATATGGGTGCTGTAAGCAACATTACTGAATTTGGAAATAGCGTTAACGTCACTGACGTTCTCGCAGCTGGAATTTCCCCAGCGCTTGTAAAAGCTAACTGCATGATGGCAGTTATGCACACTGAGGGACTTCCCGCAGGAACAATGACAGCAAAGCTCACACGACGTGGATCTTTGACTGCTGCTACTCTTGCTGAGGCTACTGCTCTCGCACCAAACTCAGATGGCGAGCTTACTGATTCTTCAGTATCGGCCACCATTGCTAAGTGCGCTGTAGTTTCTGGCGTATCTGTTGAGCAAGGCGCATTCGGAAGCATCACTGCTGACCGTATTGCTGCTGAGCACGGTGCTTCTATTGCTCGTTTTGTTGATAACGATGCTCTCTCGTTGTTCTCTGGTCTTTCGACCTCTGTAACTTCGGCAAGCATCCTTACCATCGACGATGTAATGCTTGGGCAGTTCAACATCTTCAACTCTGAGTGTCCTAACAAGGAAGTTCCGCTTAAGGCAGTTCTTTCTCACCGTGGTCACTACAACATCAAGAAGGAAATCGTACAGTCCGGTGCTTCAGTATGGAGCAACGAGAGCTACCTCGACGTACTTGGCGGAACCCCACAAGCTAACTGCTATGTTGGTTCTCTCCTTGGCTCGATTGATTTCCACGCTACAAGCGGCCATGCTACTTCTGGCGGAGATACCGTTCAGGCTATCTTCCACCCAATGTGGGCATTCGCTGGCTTCTTCGCTCCAGCGCCTGTTACATGGGTTAAGGAGAAGGGCTCTGAGGGTTTCTACACTGAGTATGCTACGTACTACTTCTACGACGTACTTGAGTGGAACGACCTTTGCGGCGTTAAGCTCTTGAGCGATACCTAATATAAGGTAGGTTGAGGGGGGCAGCCCGGAGAGCAGTTGGCTCCGGGTTGCCCCCCTTTTTTATTGCAATCGAGAGAAGCTATGAAGCAGGAAGTCTATAAGACTATCGTTCAGCCAAAAGAAGAGACGCTTAAATACCTCACCGGATGGAAACGCCCAGGCTATGCTTTCATCCTTTTCGAAACAAAAGAGTGGCATGTGTTCCACGATGGCGAGAAGCGTCTGGGTACTGGCCTGATGACCCTCAACGCTGAGAGTCGGCCTGAAATCTACCACCACGTAGACCTCTATCTACAAAAGGGATTCCGAATCCTCGACTACGGTAACTTCCCGAAGTTTAACGACAAAAACCCACAGAGAGCCGCTAAAGCTCTTCACTACTCGCAAGGCGCAGGTCTTAACCCATGGGACAATCTTGAGAAGTTCGTAAAGCAAAAGATGTCGAGTGAGATTAACTGGGATGAGCGAGCTTCCAACTACGAGAATGAGATCAGCGTTCTCAAGAAGAAGTTGGACGAAGAAAGAGCTAAACTAGCTGTAAAGCAGTCAGTTCTTAAGAAGGAGAGCATTTAGTCCTATGGCCGTATTTATCAAGAAAGAAAACCTTGGCTCACGTCCACCTCCTCGAAAAAGCATCATGAGGACTGTTGAGTCTATGCAGACTTTCCAAGCGCTTCAGCAGCACTATGCTCAGCAGAAAGAGCAGAAAAAGCAGGAGCTCAAAGAAAAGTGGGACTCTAACGCTGAGGTTCAGCATTGGCGCACTCAGATGACACCAGAGGAGCGCACACGAGACGCAATCGAGCGAATGGTTCCAACAACCAAAGAGGTCTTGAAGATGCGTAACGGAGGCAACGAGGTATCTTACGAGGAAGGTCGTAAGAAGGCCGAGGAGATTGCCTACAAGTCAGAAAAGCAAAAGAAGGAAGACTAGGATGGATAAGGACACCTACTGCATAAAGGTTTGCGGTGGGAAGTGCTGCACACTCTATCCGCCAGGCGAGGATGCTGTAGTTTGCCCTCGTCTATCTGGCGACCGTTCGTGCTCTGTGTACCAAAAGAGGTACGGGGCATTAGGAGACCAACCGCTTGTCGTAGTTGGCCGCTGGGAGTCTAAGAAGAATAAGGATGTAGATGGGCGGCCTGTCGTCTATAATTTTTATTGTGGACGGGTCGAGGAGATTATAGCCAACGGTGGGATGCCGCAAGAAATAGTGGCGCAGTGCTGCTATGCACATCCAGAGCTATTAGAGAAAAAGGAATCATGCGATACAAAGTAGACCTGCAGAAAGATAAGATGTCCGAGCGACAAGTGCGTGACAGCATTGAAAAAGCTGCACAGACAGCTCGCAATATCTCGCAACAGCGTGGAGAGGGCGACAGAAGCCATGACTCGTTCCGTAAGGATATGGTCAAGAACGCTGAGCGAGACAGAAAGGAAGGTAAGATATAATGGGCTATCCGTTTGGTCAGAACATCACCTACTGGTTTTATCCGCTACTGGACAACGACACAGCGGTAGTGCCATCGGCTGTTCAGTCTCAAACGCCGTCTATTTATGTCTTCGACGAGAGCATCCCTAATCGCTCGAATGCGGCCTCTGGTTCTGGAAGCATCCAGACCATCAGCTCATGGGCGTGGAGCGCTCAAAAGCAGGCCTGGAGCTTTACAGTTCAAGCTGTGAACGACCCTTATCCTGATAGTAACATTCCAACACGAACCTATTGGATTGCGCTTAACTTCATCCTCCAGAGCGCCGGACAAACGCAGACGGTTATCAAGCCTCTCCAGCTTGAGCGTGTCGTTGGCCACGATAAGGTTGTCTTAGTTACCGAAGAGGACCTTCGGGCATACTTCCCGCAGATTGACGCATATTCTTCTGACATTCAGCGTAAGGCATTTATTTCCCAGGCGCTTGTCGAGATTAAGGGCGAGCTCCGAGCTAAGGGGTATGAGTGGGCGAAAATTACCCGTGCAGACCGCCTCGACCTTTGCGTGATCTACAAGGCGTTGGCGATGGTCATGGTTGGTCAGATTCAAGAGCCTGGGGATAAGTTCTCTATAAAGTACCAAGAGTATAAGAACGGCTTCCAGAGCAACCTTGATAGCCTTAAGTTTGAGTACCAACAGATGGAAGGCGGAACCATTGAGACTGGTAAGGGAACGGCTACCATTATTATTTCGAGGTAGTCGATGCCAGCATCATCAGACGTCAGAGCAGCTTGGCAAGATAAAGTCTGGGGGCATAAAACCGTCACCACCATGACGCCTAAGATTTATCTCTATGACGTCAGCGTAGACAGCGCATTTAATATGGCCGAGCTCTATTATGGAGCTCCTGGGAAGTATCCTACAATTAACTTCTTTTTATGCCTAGTTAATCGCCAGCACGAGCCCCAGATCATGGGAAATACTAGGTACACTTTTCAGGTGCGTGTGCAGTATTATCTTCAACAGGAGGAGAGTTCCTCTAACACTTATAACACGCTGGTAGATCGGCTTGAGACAGTGGATGATCTCGTCAGGACACAACTAACGGGAGACTGGGATGAGACTGTAGACTTTTATAACGGTGGCATCCCAGAAGATATTTCAGTAGTTACCATTGATAACAAAGCCTGCTGGAGAGGTGGCTTTATCTATACTGGGACTAAAACTGTTTAGTAATTGGAGATTTAAGATTTTATGGGAGCTGTTAGTATTACAGGAGCACAAACTAAAGCGGGCGTGAAGATTGCGACCACTTGGGGTACGGCAGTAGCTTGCGGAGCTGGAAATAGCTTTGCTGGTGAAATCTCGCCGAGCTTCAACGTATCGGAACTTACGGCACGGGAAATTGGCTCGGGAGCATATATGCTTTCGAACGTAGCCCGTGGTTCGGTTATTCCAACCGTTTCCCTCACTGCAGACCTTGGATATCGCAACAACTGCGATATTCTCTTGGCACAGTTCATGGGAACCTCTGGGGCACCAACAGAAGTAACGGTTGGACAGGGTGATTATAAGCACGTTCTTATTTTCAACAGCACATTGAATAGCAAGTATGTAACCTTGGCTTTCGAGTCAACGGCTGCAACGACTATGGAGTTTTCGACCTGTGCAGTTCAATCCATCGGTATCGCTACAACTGGCGTACCTGGATACATTGACTTTACGGCAGAGCTTTTGGCTAATACCGTGAACCTCTCTTCGTCAACAAACACAAACGCTACGCTTG